TGACGATAAATTATCAGAAATAGTTTTTTCCGCCGCTTTAGCCCTGTTTGATTCTGTTGTTAAATTGTTAGAAAGATTCTCTTCTGCCTCTTTTGCTCGTCTGGTTTCCTCTGCTATCGCGTTTGCATTCGTCCGCTCCGCTGTTTTAGCCCTTTCTATTTCTGATAGCAAATCGTTATTATTTTCGCTGGCTTTGTTTGCCAGTTCACGAAAATTGTTATTAAAAACGTCTACATCATAGTTATCTGTTTGTTTAGGATAATGCATATAGTTGCCACTCCTTATATAATTGCGTCATTATTTGCTATAAGTTCCCCTAGATAGTAATATTCTTTGGTAAATTTATAGTATCCTCTCAATTTTGCAGTCTCGATGAATCCACCTGTTAAATCCACAGACAAACTCTCGATTGCCGCCTCAAAATTTCCATGCAGTTTTGATGGATTTTCCACCTCTATCCATTCTCCAGCGACTTCCTCTGCCGCTAAATTCCGTGTCTGAAGGACTAACTGCAATTGATAGTACTCCAAGATACTATCCGCCACTTTCTGCGCGCTCCTGAAATCTAATAAAGCCCCTGTAAAATTCTTAGTGTTCCGAACCTCTCCGGCTTTGATATGCTCGATGCTGGAAGTGACTGCAAGCTCCTCACTTTTATACTTCTGTCCAGATATTACTACGTTTGCGCGCGGTTCTGCATCAATTCGCAAGACAATGTAGTACGGCATCTGTTTCACTATCGTGCCGACATTGGTTGTCAGGTTTGCCGCCGGACTGGAAAACTGGATTGCATGGACACCTACACCATATGCACCCTTTGTGATTTCACTTGTTTTTTCTTCCAGCGCCCATGTCTTATACTTTACAACTACATCAGATACATAGTCGCCCAGTTTAATTGTAGTTTCAAATTTCCTGCCGCGATTAATTTTTTTTGTAATCCGTCTGCTTTGTTTGCGAATTTGGACAGTAGTTCTGTGTGCCGTGCTTATAACACTGCCACAGGCAAACAAAACTTCACGTAGTGCCTTCTGGCAGGTTTGAATTTTTAAGGTTCCAAACAGGGGCACATTTGCCGTCGCTTCATCAACTGCGTAATCCTCAATTCCAGCCGCTGCCATAATTTCCGCGATTACACCACCAGCCTTGTCCCCATTGTATATACGCCCGTCCTTAAAATCTGTGTTTGCCAGCATACCTTTATAATCAATCGCTGCCAGTTTGCTTACGTTCTTTGCTGTACTTATATCATCAAGGAAGAATGCCCCTAGGATAATTTTCCTTCCCTCAACCACTTCATATGGAAGTAGGTGCTGTTTACGCTGGAAAAACTTGTGTAATCCCACTGTGTTTCCAAGATTAAATTCATCCTCTGCGTCAATAATTTCAAAAGTCAGCTTATCCGTTGCAACTTTGTCGCTTAATGGGTCGGTATCATTTATAAGTTTCCCTGATTTAATATTATCATGTCCCCAAGTAATCGTTGTACCATATTCAAGGTATCTAAGCTTTGCGTTGTGGTAGGGCATAACCTTTTTAAATACGATTTTTAGACCGCCGTATTCCTCTATTCGGTTGTGGCAGAAGTAGTCAAGGCTGTCTGGATAAAACGTTTTCTGGCTCATAAAAATTCCAAAAAGGTCATACCATGTTATTTCAACCTCGAGAGGGTAAAACTTCATAAAATGCAAAGTTATTCCGATACTGCTGTGCTTTGCGGTAAACTTTATGTCGATAGCCTGTTCGCTACTAAAGTATCCGTTTGCGTTCGATAATCCTGCCGAAAAGTACACAACATCACTAGGATTATCAGGCATCTCTTGTCTGCTCCCGTCAAGGACGAAAAAATTATGCTCGAGCGTGGCATAAGTCGGCGTAGGGACACCTTCTTTTATAAGTCTGATATTGCCAAACGCCGCATTGCTACCCGTAGTTTCCTGTGCGTCCTGTATTGCAGTTGTATCATACAAATCATATTTAACAAAAAATTCTGTATTCATGGTCTCCTCGCCGGGGATTTCGCCGTAAACTTACACGTAAACCCTGTAAATTTTGCCTCGTCGTCTAAAATCTTCTCATACTCGTCCGAAACGCTTGATATGTAACCTGTAAAAGTGTAATATCCATCTTTTGTAGGTATGGATATCTCGTGGAACTCCGCCGGCTCCGTCATCTTATCCCAAAACGCATCATAATCCGTATCGCCAAAATCCGTACTGGTTCCCACCGTCAGGGTGTAGTTATAGTACACCCCGATCAGTTCCCGGTGCAGTTCCCCGTCTTCTGTGCGCTCCGCATACTTGTCCAAAAAGTCAGCATTGCGCTTCAGGGAAACCATTGGGATATCAAAATGTACACCATCTACTTTTATGCCTTTTTCAAACTTCATCAGTTCACCCCCAGTGCATCTACGTTAAAGCCTTGCCTACCGAGTTCTGCAAGAATATCAGGAATAGAAAGTCTTGCAAATGTCTCCCCATCATATTGAATATTAATATTGACAGGGATGCGTTCACTACCGCCAATACCACTCATCTCTACTATTGCTTGCTTAAAGGCATCTACCATCGTTGGAAGCGGTGTCTCAATATTGGTTATTCCAGACGGTTGATCGCCCAGTACCGCCATGAACGGATTGCCGCCACGGATTACTGCGCCTGTCGCTAGCATCGGGATTCTCTCTAAGGAAACTTTAGGAACTAAATCAACGCCACCCCAATCTACCCCTGCAACTTTTGCTGTCCACGAAACTACTCTATTAAATCCATTAATAATTTCATTGATTCCTCCAACAATCCAGTTAATTGCAGTTTCTATTCCTCCAATAACAGCATTCATTGCACCAACTACGCCCTTTTTAATTCCATCCCACAAGCCTGAAAAAAATCCTCCTATTGCATCGCAGGCCGCTTTGAACGCTTTTTGAACAGGCGTAATGATATTTTTATTAAACCAGCCTGCAACAACTGACCATACAGCTTGTATATCCTTCCATAGATTCGAGAAGAACTCTGACACATTATCCCATACACCTTTAAAGAAATCTGTAACAGGTATTATGACGTTCTCATTAAACCAGCCTGATACCAGCTCCCAGACAGCAACTATATCTTCCCATAAGCTTGTAAAGAATCCAGATACGCTTTCCCATAGCCCTTGGAAAAATCCCACTATTGGAATTATCACATTTGTATTAAACCATTCAGACACTACTATCCAAATCGCCTGTATGATTATCCATAAGCCTTCAAATATTTGCTGAACTCTTGTCCACAACCCTTGGAAGAAATTCACAACAGGTTCTATCACATTGGAACTGAACCATCCTGCGACTGCCGACCATATACTTACAATATCATTCCATAGTCCGCTAAAGAATCCCGATACAGAATCCCATACGCCTTTGAAAAATCCAATAACAGGCTGGATTACATTTTTATTTATCCAGTCTGCCACGCCAGAAAACCATTTACAGATTGCGTCCCAATTATCATGAATCACTACAATAATTGTGGCTACCGCCGCTACTATTGCCGCCACAACTCCGGCTATAAGGGCGGGCGCGCCAAGTATAATTGCTCCAATTGCCGCAAGTGCCACACCAACAACCATTAGCGCTTCATTCAGCCAACTAAATCCGTCTGTCAGCATAGTGATAAATTCTTTCACTGCTACAATCACTCCGCCAACAATAGATGCTATAGCAGTTATTGGAGATGTTACAACTGCCAAAGCCGTTCCAAGAACATTAATTGCAGTTCCTAAAGCCGCCGCGACTGATGCCGCCAATCCGCCACCCGTAATAAACGTTGTCAAAGCAGATACTATTCCGCTTATTGACGTTACCAATTTAGAAACTTCCCACGACGCAATAAACACTCCTACTATAATTGCAAAATCCTGTACCACACTTTGATGCTCTGATAACCAGTCTATAAATTCTCCTAATTTACCGAGTATGGTATTAATGCTATCAGATACATTTGCAACCGCCGTATCCAGTGCGCTTTTAATCGAATCAATGATTGGCAGTATTATAGGCAATATATTGGTTATAATCCAATCTATCAATGGTTTAAGTGTCTCTTCCCAGAACTTTGTCAAGAAGTCCGCTATTTTACCAACTAATTCGATTGCGCCGTCAATAAGTGGCTGTATATGTTCATTCCACAATACATCAAATTCATGCGCCCATTCGTTCAGCATCGGCTGAACATTTCCATTCCAAAAATCAAGGAAGTGAGATAAAAGCTCCGAAAGACCGATTACCACAGAATCAAAAAACGGCTTAAAATGCGCATCATAAACTTCATTCAGTTTGCTGAATGTATCATCAATTCCCTGCTTAATGGTTCCTGTTACCTCGGAAAATACACCAAGAAAACCTTCTAACGCCGCCCTCAATCCCTCTTTGTTATCAACAATTGGCTGTATAATGCAATCTAAAATATCTCTGCCAAATTTCCCCGCAAGCTCCAAAAGACTAAGAGTGGTGTCAGCAAAAATTCCTATAATGTTTGCTGTAAGCTGTTGTCCGCTTTCGCTACCAAAAGCTTCAAATATGTATGCAATAGTTTTAAACGCTTCACCGATCAGTAGAGCAATATCGCCTGCAATATCAAAGATAGACACTAGCTTTTCTTTCAAAAAATCTTTATTTTCCGAAAGATACATGTCTATTCCGCCAACCAGATTTTCCCCTATGGTAATCCCAATAGATACTACTGCACCCAGCGACTCTCCCATTGCATAGATAACATTTTCTATCATTGTCTGTGCTGCTGTAACAATACTAGGGTCTGTGAATATATCCACGAGATTTTTGACAATGTTCCTTGTGCTCTCCTGTATGTCAGAAATCCGTTCATTCCAGCTCTCACCAAGCCCGTCAAAAAAGCCCTCCTTAAACAAGTTTTTCAATTTTATAAACCAGTCAAACAGCGGTTGCATTCTGTCGAGCAGATTGTCAATTGCGCTGGACATTGCGCCAACTTCCTCGACTCCTGTCTCTTCCATTTCCAACGATGGCATTTCAAAGCCGCCGCCAGCACTAGCACTTCCAGATGCACCCTCTCCGGTCTTTTGCGTCAAAACATTCAAGTCGTCGAATGGTGCAAGTGCTCCTTTCGCTGCCCTTCCTGCTTCTTTTGCAGATTTTGCAATATCATCATTTGCAGATGCAAGATTTTCTGCTCCTTCTGTCGCTTCATTATATTCATCACCCATATCAATACCGGTTTTTTGCGTTTCAACAGAAATTTCTGTTGAAATTTTTTTTCCAGTTATCAATTCTCTGAACATACTTACAACTGCATAAAGCCTAGAAAACAGTGCGTTAATGGCATTGATCACATTTGTTATTGCTTTCACAGCTTGTATTGCTATAGGCAAAATAAACTTGCCCAAAGTTGCTTTTAAATTTGTCCAAGCCTGATTTAAGTTTCCAACCTGGTTTGTCCAAGTATCAGCTTCTCTTGCTGCTTGTCCCATGGCCCCAGAGAGCTCATTGGCGTCTTCCACCATCCGTAACAATGTGAGTTGTTTTTGAGCCTCTGATAATTCAATAAAAGATTTTCCGTATAATTTATTTGCAGCTGCATTTCTAGTTGTTTCTGTTGCAGAAAGGCCAAGCGCGGCATCATTTTCATAGTTGCCTTTCAAGAAAGATTGCAAAGACTCCGTTGTTTCTTCAAGGCTCCTATCATAAAAGGCGGCACTATCTGCTACAGCAACCATTGCGCGATTGGCAAGTTCCATTGAACTGGCAGTATCCATTCCTGTGGTTTTTGCAAAAGCTGCTATTTTGGTATAGCTTGCTTTCATTCTTTCTTCTGCTATTCCAGCTTGATCAGCTATTTTTGAAAGGCTTTTGCTTGCAGTAGATTCCAATTCACCAAAAACTTGCGAAAACTGTGACTCCATTGCTTCAAAATCAGCAGCAGTTTCAATCGCTTGTTTTCCCAATGAAACAAGTCCAGCAATTCCAAGTCCTAATCCAAGAGTGCCCAGTAGTCCCCTTATGCTACTTCCAAGCCGTCTAAAACTTGATACAAAATCTCTGGTATTAAGTAATGTATTTATCCTTATACTTCCGTCATATCCTGCCATAAAATCACCTTAAAAAATAAAAAAGTGCCGCAGACACGCATTACACGCATCTATGGCACCACTTAGTCCTTACCCTATGCCCCTTCATAGAGTGATGTAATTCAGTTTTATACTTCTAATCTCTGTTGTGCGTTCTCATTATCAATCCTATCCTGCAAAATAACGGGCGGCACATAGGTTTCAATGACTATGATAACCTTATCAATCTGATTCCTCTTAATCGCCTTGTATGACCGTACACCAAAGTTTCTATAAATCTGCCCGTAAATGTCACGGTACACAGCATTTACAATACTTCTGTTTGCATACGCACAGGAATCCTTACCGCCCATGACGTGTACGCCTTTTGTCTTTGCGGCGTTTGTTATCTTCTCGGCTTCAATCGGGAGAATCGGCATATTGTCCTTTAAGTCCTGCATTTCTTCCTTTATAGTCTGTACTTCCTCGTGAAGTTCGCCGTATCCTTTTGCAATTACCTGTATCTGTTCGGGGATTGTCATGGGAAGTCTTTTCTGCCCGTATGCGCCCGTTTTACGGATTGTCGGGAGAACCTCGGACGTTACCCACTTCTTAAACTTCTTTGCGTTTTCCTGCTTGCTCCCAAAGATAGCCGCATACAATCCACTTTCATTTATCATGCTTACTTGATAAACCGTGCCTTTTGAGCTGGGCTCCAAATCGGAGCTCCGCACATTCCGCTTGTCGTCATCGTCTACCAACTTTACCATATTGGCAGGTTTCGCATATCCCAGCTTGTCCGAAATGTCTTTTGAAACGAACCACGGTTCATCATCAATAATCATAGTGCGAATTTCCCCAAATTCGGGATTGTTGAAAATCTGAATATTATTCATACGCTTTACCGCCTTTCTGTAAAATCGCCTTTATCAGAATAGCGGAGAAACGGTTAAGGCTTACCGCTTGTCGTGTTGCACTCACTATCTCCGCTGAAATAATCGTAGCATACTTTCAAAACAAATTTGTACCAAGTTATCCAAAGATAAACAACGCCGCCATAAAGCCGAACATCATCAACATACAGAACATTGCGAAGATGGTTTCCTCTGACAGTCGGCTTTTCTCGTGCCTTGACAGGCGTGCCGCACGAAGAAACTTATCCTTGTCCTTTTCTGTGTTCTCAATTGTGTGGATAACATCTTTAAACCGTCTATTATCTCTCATATTGCACCGCCTTTCTTTGTTTCAATAAGTAATTGCCTATGGCAGTCAGAAAAACCAATCAACGCTATGACCAAATCATGCACATTTTTATGTTTCATGCTCGTTATCAGCAATATATACTTACACGTCATATACATATCCTGATTCATCGCCACTAAATCCTGCGCCATCTCGATTACCATTGCTGTTTTATTCATGCCGCACCGCCTTTCTTCATCTCTGCCAATGCCGCGCGATATCCCTTTGCGTAGCCATAATCAAACGTCTTGCACGCCGCTGAAATAGCGTCCCAGCCGTCGCTGTTCTGAATTGCACTTACAATTTCCTCACACTCATTAGTACTTATCATGTATCTGATGTTCCTCTTTGTGGTTTTAAAAAACCTTTGTACATACTTTCTTATCTTTTCCATATCAATACCTCCTACTTTCTAACCACATCATCAATCGTCAACTGCTCATACTCTGGTGCTCTTACAATATCCTCTGGCAGTCTAACACCGAACTGCTCCGACACCATCTTCAAGGCTTCCATAATCTTATACGGCGGCGTGTTCTGACGAACAGCGGCTTTATCGATTACTTTCAAATAGCTTGCTAACTCGCCTAATGGGATTTCAGAAGGATTTGTTTCCGATTCATTTTGCCGTCTTGGAAGAAATGCATCTGCCAATATGTCCTTTGCTTTTAATTGGTAATCAAGTAGCTTTTCGGCAAGCTCTGGGTGTTCTTTTCTCATATTTGGAGTAATACTAATTCTTGTAAGCCAAAGAGGAAGGAAATCAATTTTTAAACAAAACACTTCCTGTTCTCCGTTTCCAGTGGGAAGTACGAATTTCGATCCCCCTTTACCAAGGATAGTATCTTCCTTGATGTTCTTAATTTGACGCTTCATCTGTCCCTCTGACATTCCAAGTCCATAACAGAACCAACGAATACCCGCCCAAATATTCCCGTCTTTGTCCTTTGCTGCCATTACACTGTCACCGAATAAATCAATATTCTTTACTACTAAATCATTCATATAAAAACCTCCGTTCAACAATTTTTAAGTTGCCAAACAGAGGTACACATTGTATAATATTTGTGTACCTAGGTTGGCTGTTGTCAATTTAGTGCCTATAAGAGCAACCGCTACTTGTCGAGGGTTTCGGTTGCTCTTATTTTATTGTAGACCGCATCAATTCCTTGCATGACAACTTCATACTGTGTCATTCCGGTTTTTTCACAGCAATAAAGAAGCTTTTCTCTATCCTCCTTTGTTGCCCTTACTTTAATTTCATGGTGTTTGGAATTTTCCGATTTTGGTCTACCTGTTCGTGGACTCATTTCATCACCTCACTTCCTGTTCACACAATAAGTATATCATGTTCCCACAAGAAGTCAAGCACTTTTTTAATCTTTTTCGCTTTCATTTTCTTCCCTGCCTTTTGCGGCTTTGATGGAGTCTCCCATCACGTCAACGTTCTTCACAATTAAATCTCTCATTTAACCTTTATCAGCAAGAAGTCCCCCGCTTCTAAAGCGGTGGGATGAATTGCGTCTTGTAATTTTCCTAAATTCCTGTTACACTAAGTATAATGATTAGTACATTGACAACTGGATATATCGGGTTGCACAGAGAAAC